GCTATGACGGCCTCTGCTGCGGCAACATAGTCTTCTTTGGCTTTTTGAATCAAGGGCATATCCTTGTACCAGACTAGTTCTTCAAAAAAAGACTCCTTTTTCACTTCATCAGGATTGTAGGGATAGAGTGGAAATAGGTAGGCTCCCATAAAAGGAGGATGGCGTGTATAGGAGCGATAGAGATAATAAGGAAGTACTACAAACCAGAGAAGTGTCGCATAGATGAAATAAACAACACGAACGGGTGTGGAGTGAACAATTGAATCATTGGCTACAAGTGAGCCTGTATATAGACCAATAACCAGATAGAGCATTGTAAAGATTCCTGAAATGGTCTGGTCCCAAATTTTCTGCTTCACACGGTCTCCACTGAACTGGGATTCCTCCTGTTTCTCTTTTTCTGCTTTGGCTGCTGCGGCCTGTGACATAAGGTCATTAAGACTACTGCCATCTGATTTTTGAGTTGCGGCAGCAGCTTGAATCTGTTGAATCGCGGCAGGCTCATTCAAAATAGAACCCGCACTTGTCGCAATTGTTCCAATCTGTGTTTGAAGCGTACTAAGTGGCGAGATTAGATTCTTGGTATACCAGACTTGATTCTGGTCAAGTACTTTTTGGAACTGTACTACTTTATCTGCTGAGACTAGATTCTGGTTTTGAAGTTGTAGAAGTGTATAATTCCAGAGTTTTAGCGCATTGAAAAAGACAATTCGTATCTTATCAGCATTAATTTGCGCTGTCATCGCATCCATTGTAACTTGACTCTGCGCATCAATAGAATCCGAAAGTGCTGTAGGATTCTGTGTTAACCATGCTGTTCCAGTATCTACAACGCCCTGCATAAGAGTAGCTCCCTCGGGTGTAATTGTCCCCGCAGTAGAATCATTTTGAATATCCGTCTGTAATTGTGTTAGTGTATTTCTGTAAGTATCACGAGTCTTCGCAGCATCTTTTTGGTCGGCCGCCTTTTGACGCCGAACATCGGGGTTATATGTAAGATTATCAAACAATTGACTTGCTCCTTGCCCCATCCTATTTATAGAGCATACTTCAGTCCACCCATACCTGACGCGAATTCTACAAAGTTAATAGACTCAACATAGATGGTTAAATCATATACATAGGTTGTATTTGGTGGAAGTGTATACGGATTTACTTCTACTTGAAACACACGAACACGGCTCGAATTCAGTGAGCCCGAAGGTTGGTGATCTGGGCTATGAAGACAGAAACTGTAAATTGGCAGTACTTCACCAGGGTCACCACTTGTATATTTATAGGGGACGACCTTTGTAAAATAGTCAACAGGTTTCATCTCCTGAATTTCATTACCATCACAGAGAACTCGTAGGCTCTGTAAAATCTGAAGTTGAGCAAATTGAATGAGAACACCTGATGAGAAGGCTTGTGTTAAGAGAGGAACAGCTCGGGGCGGTGGTAGGTAGGGTGTTGATGGATAGTTCCACCAATTACTCCAGTTGCTGAAATCATTACGATACTGTAAGGTATCCGAACGACGATTCACAAAGAGTAGACGTTCGATTGGATTATGTGTCTCAAGGTCAAGAATTTGACGAGTATAGAGGGCAGGAAAAGGATACCATGTGAGTTGGTGTAGGAGATAGGAGAGTGGAGTGGATGCGAAAAGTGTGCGTTCCTGCTCAGGCAGGTAAATATAGGTTGTTTCTATAGTCGGTTGTAAATTCCATGTATTAAGTGCAGGAACATCTGCGCCAATATCTGTTAAGAAGGCATTGAGTTGTCCGCTGAGATCCACGATTGTAGTGTAATCCGGAAGATTTGAGCGCAGATTGGCAACAGATGCCGTCGTCTGAACCCCAGGAGCTACACGGAATCCTGAGGCATCAAGTACCGTATAGAGTTGGTTAATCGGGTTAAGTGTTAGTTGAACTTCGCATTCATGGTACTGAAGTCCAACGAGTGGAAGTGCTGAACCTGTAGCCTGTGTAAACCAGAAAGGGAGTGGAACACGAATTGTCTGTCCAAAGATGGAAGGACGATTAAATTGGGAGCCAAGAGGTCGTGTAGGGTCTATGACTACATTCGGATAGCCTGTTTGATTTGTACCACCAGCATAAATTCCATTTGCTGGGTCCACAAGTTCGGCTACGTTTCCTACGAGCCGCTGCCACTTATTGAAATCATCCTTTGGAGAATCGGCAAGTGTCCTCGCAAGTAGATATGTTCCATCAAACTCCTGAATTTTCTGACCACCAATGAAAACAGCCGCGTTTTGAATGAGGGCACATCCAATGTATTTGGACCACTGAAACTCATATTGAAAATTCCGAACTTTGGGACTTATATATTTACTATAAATATCGGGTAACTGAAAACTAAAATAGAGATCACTCACTAAGTCCGCTACACGAGGAATCTTAAAACGAACTTTGATGGGTTGGTCAAAAAAGAGTTGATCGGGGCCGTCCATTTGCGCAGAGACACTCTCCATTGAAAAGTGCGAATAGCGGCGAAAGACCTTATAAAAGTAGGTCATATCCGGATTCCCACTTAGAATTACATTTTGGGAGCCATAGGCTACGAGAGCCAATAGACCGCCTCCAGTCATTATACCTTCTATTTCGTGAGGCTTTAATATCGGAATACTCAATCCCACTAGTAAAGTCTTTATAAAGTCTATTTCTTTAGCTTGTATACCATGAATCTACCAGCGCATTCTGTAGGTAGGAACTCGCGGACTGTGTGCTCGGCATATCAACTGTAGAACTAGGTCCCTGATTCGCATTGGCCTGAATTTCAGCGAAAGAGAGCGCATATCTGTAGTGATAGAAACGGCTGAGTTGACCAGCCATTGTACCTGTGACCATATAATCCTCCTCAACGCCTTGGAGATTGACTATCTTATTACCAAGTGTAGTACGACTATTAAATTTTGTCTGACCAAAGATAATCAAATTCTGGTAGTTCTGGTAAGGATATGTCTTCTCCATCGGGATACGACCCTTCAGATTTCCATTTATATAGACTTCAAGAGTATTTGCACGGAAAACAATAGCTACATAGAACCACTTCTGCACTGGTACATTCTGAATATCCACATAACTGTACCATGACTTATAGGAGTTCATGAAGATACGTAGCGTATTTTCATCTGAACGAACAAATACGGCCGGACCCAGCAGCGGGAATGGTGTCGAGTATCCCTTATAGAATACATGTTTGAGACCGCCACTTGTATCAAAGGTTGCCGGGTCAATAAATAGGAAGAAACTGTAGGTGAACTCAACGCCCGTGAATTCATTATCAGAAGGAAGTAGCATTTTACTGTTCGGGTCACTCGGATCTTGACGCACAACAATTGACTGGCTGCTCATAATTGTATTCGGTACAAGTACTGTCTTAGACATTGAGTACTTATAATATGTCTTTACAAGCGACTCCAAACTGAAGAAAATCAGAAAGACAACTATGCCCGCAATAAGTGCAAGGAGAATCTGCGGGATGAGTCCATTTCCAAATATGAAGCTACCACTGCTTGTATTCAAGGATGTCTCCATCACAATCTACAGACTGTAGATATTCTATAAAAAGGAGTAAACTTGAGAAGTTGACTCATTTATATATGAACAGTGCTTAGTTTATGAAGTATTTGTCACGGGTTTCGGAGTTGTCAGCTGTCCAAAGAATGACTGGATTGCCGACCATAAATCACCTGATGAGCCGGAAGGACCAGCCATGTAGATACGATAGGTTTCATCCGGAGAAAGTGCGTAGTTGTAGAAGTTTACACCAGAAAGGCTTCCAGTCCAGTCTGTCTTTACATGAGCACCACCTGTTCCAATATCAGGGTTCAGTAAAAAGAAATAGAGCGGCGTAGTTGTAGAGCCATTGACCTTGAATTGCCCCTTGAGAACGCAAGAACGTGAGAGGCGACCATCCATGTAGACATCGCATAAATTGTTATTCAGTACAACTGTTACATTCACCCAACGACCAAACTCCACATTTTGTACATTACATGGAGAAGCGGTATCACTATCAGGACTGGTTGTCATGAAACTATTAAAAACAAAACTAGGGCTACTATTATCATTTACATGAACGTGAAGTGTATTATTTCTACCGCCCAGTGCAACAATTAGGGTTGACGCATCATCCGTGGCCGTCGTACCCAGATTTAGGATATGACGCTTATTTGTAGTGTCACTTCCAGCACCTGTGACATACATCCAGAAAGTGATTGTCATTTCACCACCTGTAAATATATATTGAGCTAGTTTTACATCATCTTGTGATGTGCCAGGATACTGAATGACAGTTGTAGGAGAGGCAATCGGGTTCGCAACAATCGAGGCCTTCACCTGTGTCTGGGTAACATTGAACATGTAGTCATAAACATAGTAGAGTAACACGCATGCTACTACAAGTATCACAATACCACCAACAAGTCTTCCCATTGTAGCTGCGGGCGAAGGGGCAGCGTTCATTCTGTTTGAGCGCCAGTTTTAGTAATCGGATTTCCAAACAACAAGCGGATTACTGGGACGGACGGAGGGTCCTGTAAAACAATTGCCGGAAGGACATAGATTGAGATTTAATGAGGGAAAGAATGATTCAAATGGTGCACCAAGAGTATCAGTGTTCGTTGTATAATCGGAGGAGACCTCGGCCGCAGTCATTGAGCTTGTCTTTGAAAGTAAATAGGAAGCTCTGCCTGTAAAGGTTCCATCCGATAAGGCAAGTTTTGATGCGGTCGGCTTTGGAACATTTGTTGTTTTTATAGAGGCTGCTAGGTGACCATTGTAATACACATCATATTTAGAGCCCTCGTGTGAGAGAGTAAGCATGACCCATTTCTGTTGAGGAAACGGCGGTAGCGGAAATGTCTCAATGTAGGGTTTTCCTGTCTGGTCAGTCGTCTGAATACAGAGTTGTGTTTTAGGAAGTCCAGGACGAGATGCATCAGGAGCCTGTAGGAGTTCAATCCAGAGTGAGGTGTCGAATTGAAGGAGTTTTGCAAATCCAGGGTGTACGCAAGTGCCCGTTGTATTGTCACAGACATCAAATGAATCTGTGTTAGGATTGAAATTAGCCGTATTTGTAGTGGTGTCATAGACCGCTGCTGTGCGAGGAAGTGACTGAATATAGTAGAAAATACGGAAACTGGAGCTCTGGTTCTTTAAGAAATTGGTTACATAGCTGCTATTATTATTTACCTGGTTTGTTGAACCATTATTGCCATCAAGAATCCACGGGCCCGTATCAGAACTTGTCGTTATTTTTGGTGTAAAATATATAGCAAGTGCATAAATTGTTACTATGACTACAAATACTGCGATGAACCAGACAATCATCTCTCTATTGAAGAGCAGGAGTTCCTATCCCACGCATTTCACCGGAAGAGACTACACGCCCCACTGTTCCTAGGTTTCTTACGACGACATTCGCAGAATAGCGAGAGGGCACACTAAAGAGGGTGTCCTTGTCTCCACCCATCGGCACTTTTCCTCCAAAGGTTGTACTTGCCGCCCACTTACCATTTAAATAGAGTTCCATAATGGAATCACCCACAACGATTCCTACGCGATACGGAACATTCGGCGTGATATCGGTTGAGACTTGTAGCCAGTTTGGTGTTGAACCTGTTGTTGTTGCCGCAATGGCTAGATAAACAATAATTTTAGACGCACCTGCGTCATAAAACGCAATCAGACTGGGGTCAGAAGGAACACCGAGCGTAGCATCTGTTAGATAGTTAAATGTGCGTAGCGGTAGAACTTTGCTTGCAGCAGCACCTGTGGGTGTAGATATACTTGACGCGGCGATGGAACCCGCAATGGCCTGAATATCGGCGGCCGAACAAGTTGAGCCTTGAGGAAGTGCTGCTGTCGCAAGGGTTGTTGTTGTAGCCGTTGCAGAGGTTGCTGCCGCAGCAGCGGCACTTAACGCAGTTCCAGAGCCCGCAGTTGTCTTATAGACAAGTACATATCTCATATTTGTATCGGGTGTTGGAATAGTCGCAATCACCTTTGTATCAAAATAGAGACTAAAATTCTTTGTCGGAAGAGTTGCTCCCGCTGGAGCATCTACGAATAAGGTCGCAGGATCTGAATCTGCCCATGAATAGGTCCAATCAGACTGCGCTATATGAATGAGAGCATTCGGTGTTGAGCCGAAGTCAAAGATGGGATAGATTGTGTAATTAACAATGACAAGAATGAGCGCAATAATAAAAAGAACCATAAGTCCCCAAACAAGATACGGTGTAACGGATGCAATGAAGCCTTCCCCTGTGTTTGCCGTAAAGGAGACTGACGGAGGTGCAATATAACGACTTGTCATTGCAAGAGCATTGCGAATCTTTTGAGCATAGTCTTCGGTGCTCATTCCCCTTCTTCTTTATGATGTTTTCTTGTTTTTCCAGAAAACTTTGACTTAGCAGCCTTGGCTAAATCACCCTTCTTGGGGTCGAACTTGATGCGTTTGTAGTATTTGCGTGTCTGTCCCTCATCGCATTGACGGAGTTTATCACGGAGATAGCAGACAAAGGAGATTCGTGTAAAGTTTTTGTTCGTGCCGAATGTCCCTGTGGTCGGATCGTCCTTGTAGATATCAGGGAGTGCCTTGTTCTTCTTAGCCTGTTCAGGTGTTTCACTGAGGTCCGTATTACAGTGCCACTGATGCACGTCCATGGCTAAGAAATCACCTGTGCGGATGTTAAATCCGATTCCATATTGCGGAAAGAGTGTGTATCCGCCTGAATAGTCTCCACGCTCAATCACTGAGAGGTTTCCAAATCCATCCATAAAGTCACCAGCATCACAATGGAGTGCCGTGCGAAAATTGCGATTTAAGGTAACCGAACTGAAGGCCGTATTTTCAATACGATACATGGGTTTTTTGGAGGCGGCGGCGTGTTGTTTCTTGTGCGCCTCAGGTACAAGTTGTTTGAATTTGTCATCGACGGCTTCGATAAACGGAATACCATGCCTGTACTGTTTGAAAAATCGCTGAGTATAACTTGTGAGGCGGCACGGAAGTCCCATGAAGGGTGTCTTTTCAAAGAAACCGAGTACACTGCTCATCACATTATTATTTACACGCATCTTACTCACCTTTCCATCCTGTATGTACTTCGCTGACCATTTTGTAATTTCTGTAGGATTACGTTTCTTCCAATATGCTGATTTTGTATCAATCGGGCCTGCGGCAGCTCCACGATTCCGACTGGCGGCTGCTGTCTGATAAAATCCCTCCCATCCAATACGAATCTCATCCGGTGTAAAGACATTTTTGCGAAACTTTGCGAGGAGACGTTGTTCACCTGTTTCAGGGTCCATACGATACACATCCACATCTTCTGAAATAATTTGATTTACCTCTTTTTCAGTAAAATAGGTGCCTTCACGCGCTTTGATTTCATCGTTTGTCATGACGACTTTTACGTGAATTTTCTTTACGTTTTTTTTCACAGGGTGCGTT